TTGCAGGGTTTGAGTGGCGGCATCAAGTCGCATCTGGCTGTAGCGGTCGACACCGACCCCGGAGCGAATCTTGCTGTCCAGCTCGGCGATGACTACCTTGAGCTGCTTCTCATCACGAAGACGTCGAATCTGTTGAGAGGAGACTTCCCCATTGCGGACCTTGAGGCGCCACTCCTGCTCCATCGCGCGGTTGAGCTTCGCCACCAAGGCGTATTCCGCCGAAGTCTGCTCCATAGCGGCCAGCCTGTTGACTCCAAGCGCCTGCCGGCCTTGGATGGCGGTCACCGCCCCCGCGGTCTCAGCGATCTTCTGGTAGTAGCCAAGGATGCTTTTGAGACCGACGTTGGTGTCGTGCAGGAAGCGGTCGGTATTCCCCTCGGCGTCGACCTGGGTGGTCAACTTTTTCATCTGCTGGTTAACAGCGACCACAGTCTGCTGAAGACCTTGCATGATCTTCAGCAGACTCTCGATGCTCTCGGTGCCGGCCTTGGTCTCAACCTCCAGATGGAGCTTTTTCTTGGGGTCGTTACTGTTCTCAGTCAACATAGGGGGCACCTTGGGCCCCCCTACTTGCTGAAGAGGGCCTTAAACATCCGATGGGCTTCCGCAGCAGTCTTGGGCTCATTGGCAGTACGGTCATATTCCGTACCCCCTTTGCCCCCTCCTCCCAGTGCCTGGGACAAGATTACCGCCAGGGTTTCGTATTGTTGAAGGTAATCTACATGCTCACGACCCACCTTCAACTTCAGGCTCATTGTAATGTCCCGGTGCGTGTAACGCCACAGGAGCTGAGGAACCTGGCTGGGAACAACGTTGAAGGCCCAGCAGACCCCCTCCTCGAAGCTCAGTCCTTCAAACCATCGGGTGAAGGTTGAGAGGACGGAGCCAGCCTGCCTTGGTACTTTTTCTCCAGGGCCTGGGCTTTCTCCAGCTGGCGGACGAAAAAATCGAGAAGGTGCTCCACGATCCAGGCGAGGAGTTCCGTAGCTTCCTCCAGGTCGATTTGCAGAGCGTGAACATTGGCCGGGATGAAGGTCTGATCCTCAGCGTGGTAACTGCCCAGGGCGAGGCTGATCAATGCCTGCTGAAGGTCGACATCCACGTAGACCTCGGCGACCCGAGTGGGGTCAGGACAAAGCTGCGCCAGTTGGTTCAACCGGCCGTAGGACATCAGGATCGGGGCAATGTTACGTTCCGGCTTGAAGGTAAAGTACGGAGCCGGGGGGTTTTTCTGAGGGGTAGTCATGGCAAGCTCTCGGGGAAAAAGAAGAACCCAGCCAGTTTAGCTGGCTGGGTTCCGAGGTGCAACTTGAACCGGCAGGCTTACTTGCTGGTCAGCAACATCGCCGAGCAGTCGCCGTATTCGGCGAAACGGTCGTAGTGCTCATCACCCTGGATCAGATCATACACCGTGAACTCCAGAGGCATGTTCTGGAAATCCCCGGAGTTGAAGGCCATATTGAAGCCCTTGGTCACCCGGATCTTCGGCAACAGGATGGCAACCTCAGTGCCGTCGGCGATCGTACCGACGATGTAGGCGCTCAGGATGGCGTCGTCGGTCTTGGAGCCGATGGGGACGACATTCACCTTCTTGACCGTTGCACCGGTGGTCGGGACTGCCGGCAGATCGACGTCCAGGGTCACGGCGTTGGTGGAGATGTTCGTGATCTTGCGAACCAGCACATTATCCTGAGCCCCCGTCTGGATGGTGATGTAGTCACCATTCGTAAGACCAGCAGCGGCTGCGCTGAGGACGTTAATGACAGAGACGGTGGAGCCGGCCGCGATTGTGGTCGAGGTCGTAACAGCCGCGCCGGCGGCGTAGCCTTCCAGGCCCAGGGCGTAGGTCAGGTTGGCGGTCGTGTACTCGTAGGCTTCCATCGTTGCCATGATCTTGTTGCTGGTCTTGACCGAGAACACGATCTGGTTACGCACACCCTGGGTCAGCTCGGTGTAACCGGAGTCGGCCGACAGGGAGAAGTTTTTCACGAGGCCAATCGAGTTGGCAGCAGGGGTCAGGGAGAACAGGTCGGCCGGTTCACCCAGCATCACCGTCGCAGTGCCCAGCATGAAGGCTTGAGAGCGAGCTTCACCAGCCATAATAAATCTCCGAAACGAAAAGTGAACAGAAAGGCTTCTGGTTGCCCCATGATACCTGTGATAGAGTTGGGAGGCAAACCCCCTTATTCATAGGTGCCCAAGAATGTCCGTTAAACGTCAAGATCTCATCCCCTGCACCTGCCGTCTGGAGGCTGAGGTCGTCGAGGTACTGGATGCTCGGGCCAAGCTATTCCGGCGCAGCCGGGCGCAGGAGATAAACTTCCTGCTGCAACTGGCCCTGACTAACCTTCAGCAGGATTCCTCAGGTCAACTCCGCGACCCAGTTTCATCCGCACAATGAAAAACCGGGCCGGTCGGTCACCGCCGGTCACCGGCATCATCTTCGTCCCATTCTGTACAACCATATAACTGAGCTCCGCCCCCGTACTGGCATCCAGGTAGGGGAGGACCCGTGTCGGTTTCAGCTCCTCCAGCAGGTAGCCGGACAGCTTCTTCAGACGGAAGGTGTTCAGGTCATTGTAGGTGGTGACTCCAAACATACACTCCACCTCCACGAGATGCTCATCCAGCTCAAGTTGGAGGTTCGACGGGCCGGTAAGGTCGATGTTCTCCAGCTCATCTTCGTCCTGAACAGCCTCGAAGTCGATCACGGAGATGTTAGGGCTAATGCCGGCGAGTTGCATCGCTTCCGCAAAGCGCTTGCTGAAATTCAGGAGCGAGGCCTGGAGGTTTTCCAGAAGGTTCTCAGCCATTACGGTCACCGGTACTCAAAATTCTTTTTCAGGATAGCAGGGATGGCCTGGGAAACAAACCAGGACAGGTAGGGGCCGAGCAACGGTCGATACGGCCGTGGCTTGCCCCCCTTGCCTCCCAGGTTGCCCAGCTTGCCTCGGGTCTCCGTTGATATTCCTGGGATACTCAACTCTGGTTTCTTCTCCAGATAGTAACGGGGGGAGAGGACCTGCACTGTCCAGGTGCTCTCCACGCTCGCCCGCTTGGTAAAAGTTCCTCGCTGGCTTCTGAAGTTGCTCTGGGTTCTATAGCCGATGATGTTCCCGTCCTTATCCTTGACCTTGTACTGTGTGGCCTCAGCCTTCACCTTCCTGGGGCGGACATGGGCGGAGGTAAACTCAGGTAGCCCGTGAAGAAGCTCGGAATAGAGATGCTGCCCTAGTTCTCCCGTTAACAGGAAAAAGCTCTGGGGGGCCCTGGCTGGGATCGCGCGACGACCCTTCTCTGAATCGGCTGGGGTTCCGGCCACCTTCTTCGCCAGGTAGCGTGGCGAGAGCGGCTTATCCACATCCAGGTTCATGAGTGGCGCCGAGGACAAGAGCCGGGGGAAGGGGGGCGGGGCCGTGGTACCCAACCGGTTGTTGTGCAGGTTGGAGATCAGGTCCTTGATCAGCCGTCTCTGCCACTGGTTCAGGTCAGTGGCGATGTTACGCCGACTAGCCTCACTGGTCACTTCCGAGACAGCCAGATGGTCGGCGGCGACTACCGTCTCCACCTCCACCCAGTTCAGGAGATCCGCGGCGAGCTCGGCGAAGGCTCGGTCGGCGGCCTTCGCCCCGGTCTTTGCTGCCATATCAAGTCTCCGCCAGAACTACCCCTTGTTCAACCCATATCCGTTTCAGGATCGTCCCGTCCAGAAGGTCTCCTGCTTCTACCGTATCCCCGAGGACAAACCGGCGGACGCGCTTCTCAAAGTCCAGGCCGGGGTTCTCTTTGGCAAAACCCTTGGTGAGCTCCCTGACCCAGATGCCTCGTGTTTCCGGTGGGGTATTTGGAACCCGATAGAGGCCGGTGACCGGGTCCAGTTCGGTGACAGGTCGTCGTGTCCACTGGAGGTTCTCCGGGAGGCTTATCAGGCGGAAGACCTTCATCCTTGGCCCTTCGGAGTGGGCGCTTACCACATAATGCGCTCCGGAGAGGTAAAGGTGGTCTCCGCCGGCGAGGGCGGCTGTTTTTGCGCAACGCAGCAGCCTCACAACCTCCTCAAAAGCCGTGACCTGCTTCTCCGGGTTGTAGACCTCGGCGAGGACTTCGCTGTTCCGTCTGGTCAGGTTGAAAAAGCGCTGCTGAAACATCGAAGGGCGCCATTGACGCATGGGTTATGCTCCGGTCAAGGGGTCGGTAGGCTGGCTCACCACGAACAGCGTGGGGGCAGTGACAGTTCCCGGAGTGTCCGCGGTCAGGGTGTCCACCAGTGTATCCAGGCGGGCGTTGAGCTGGGCGCCCAGCTCGTTGTAGTCCAGCTTGCTGCTCCTGGAGACGGAAGCATCGGCACTATCCCAGCTCTGGCTATATCGTGCCGGCAGTCCCGGCAGCAGTTGCAGGGCCGCCTGGATGGCGAGGGCCTCATTAGCCTCCAGGGCGCCGCTCCCGGTGAGGTCCGTTCCGAGATCAGGGACCCGGGGGAGCAAGCGGAAATAGGCCGAGTGGACATCCACCTCGTGATCTTCGAGCTCCTCATCCATCAGTCCCAGGAGGGTTCTGATGTCCGAAGGGGTTACCGTTGTCGGCAGGAAGGCGCAGATACGATAGCTGGAACGCTCAACATAGGTGCTTCCCTCGAAGTCGTAGCTGACCAGCAGGAACCGGGTCTCGAAACCCCCCGTGTTGGCATTCCCATTGGCGGCTGCCAAGATGGCTATATCCACCCCGGTTCCACTCTGCCCAGGAAGGTTGATGGCAGTATGCCCAGCAATGGGGAGCCCAGAGTTGTCGCGCAGAGTATAGACGACGGAGCCCGGGGTAGGTTCCACAGGGACACCCCGCAGCATGAAGTCAACGTGGATGGTGACGTCAGTATCTTCGAGGTGCCAGAGCATCTGGACTTACTCCTTGGCCTTGGGTTGGGCTTTCGATTTCGCAGGCTGCAGGGCCTCCAAGGCCTTATCCACATCGCCTCCTGCCTTGTCAAGCAGCTCCTGGGTCAGAGCCTCCGGAGGGTTGGAAAGCAGGATCTTGATCTGACCGAGGCCAAGCCGTTGCTGGAAAAGAGAAGTATTCTCAACAACACGGGGCTGGTGTTGGCACAGGAAATACTTGTAGTCGTGCAGCTCAAACTGCCCGGTGGTAACGGCGACAATGCGGGACATGCTCTGCTCCAATAAAAATGGGGGCCTGATGGCCCCCATTATCGCTGAGACTCAGCACCACCGCAACTTACGCGGCGGTGTTGATGATCCAGCGGGTGTCGCCGAAGGCCAGCTTGAAGCCGGACACCGCGCTGCGGACATAGGTCACGCTTTGTGAGGTGATCGAGCGCTCGGACTCAGCGATATTGGAACCGGCTTCCTGCAGCTCTTCCAGGGTTTCGCCCTTCACGAAGGCCACGATACGGTCGGCCGCCACAGCGCTGGACAGTACCACGTTGACCGAACCATTCATCACCGGCAGGTTGATGTTCGGAGTGCCCGCCACCGCCGGCATTGCAGACGCGAGGGACTCACGGCTGTTCAGCGTCGGGGTGAACATGAACATCAGTTCGACGTAGGTGTCGAAGTTACAAGCCAGAGTGTCGATCGGGTAGCCCGCCTTCCACTTTTCCATCAGGAACTTGGCCAAGGCGCGGTAGTTGTCCTTCAAGGACTTACCGCCCGTGAAGTCACCACCATAGGCTCCCAAAGTGGTGGCAGTAGCCGCGGGGTTGACCCCGTCACCGTTAACCAAAACGTAGGTCGCGGCGCTCACCTTGGACTTCTCCAGGCGGCGGGCCACACGGCTGGCGAACGGTGTGATGATGTCCAGGCTGGCGCGGCGGTTGAATTCATAGGAGAACTCATAGCCGGAGCCGTGCTTGAACATGCGGACGGCAGTCTGGCTGGTACCCACGGTACGGACCGGGATTTTGCCGAACTCGGAGATGGTGAAGGTGTCGTCTTCACCAGCCGTGTCGTTCAGGACGGTGGAGATCATCTCGGTCTGGGTGATGGTGCGGGTGTTGCCAACCAGCGAGGCGACGTTTTCAATCGACTCGATACGGCCTTGCTGACGCAGCATGTCATCCAGAACTTCCGGGAACATGGCACGGGTACCCGGATAGGTGCCGAAGGAGTCAGCGGCGGCCTGCAGGACGACACCGTTTTCCAGGTCGTTCTTGAACGGCAGGTTCAGGTGGGCCAAGGCGGCCTCGTAGCCGTTCAGGCCTTCGTAGCGGCCCTTGTCCTCGCCTTCGCCGGCACGAACATCAACGGCCAGGGTCAGGTAGTCACGGAGGTTAAGGCCGGCGTCCTGGGCCTTCTGAACCAGCTTCTTACCAGCCTCAACGCTGGTGCCCGTGCTGTCGGACTGCAGGCCTGCGAGAACCTCGGAGACCGGCTTGCGGTGTTTGGCGATATCCGCCAGGGATACGATCGGCATGTCGGTTCTCCTTACATGACCAGGACGATGGCGGTGCCCGCAGAGGGGATCTCCACCACACGGTTGCGGGAATCGGTACCGGCCTTGACCGAACCGGCGGTGGCAGAGCCCACCACGCTGTTACCCACGGCGATGGCACCAGTGGTGTTCAGCAGGAAGCCGCCCTTGGTTTCAACAGCGCCGACCTTGATACCTTCGATGGTGCGGTCCTCGAAGGACTTCAGAACACCGACGATCAGGGCGCCGTCGCCGGCAATCTCGATGGTGTTGGCGGCGCCGGCCTTGATGGCGACGGGCTTGCCAACGTCAGCCGCGACAATGGCCGAGTCAAGGATAAAAGTGAAGCGAAAATCCGGCTGAGGGATGCCACGAAGGGTCACGCCAGCCCCGATGATACCAGCCATTGTATGGCCCTCCGTTACTTACGATTGGTCTTGAACGCCTGGGTCCGGCCTTGCGACGGGGAAGTCGGGGCAGGAGCGGCAGACGCCCGCAGGTTCTGTACGCCATCCAGGGGGATCTTGAACGGCTGTACGGGTGCTTTGGCAGGAGCCGCTGTCAGTTGGGTTTGCAGCTCCTCGATTTGACCGGTGGTGGCGAGCAGAGGATCCGCGGCATCAGCCAACTTGGTCAGCGCCTCAGCGTTTTCGCCCAGGGCGGAGAGCTTGGTCAACGCCTCGGACTGTTCGCCGAGCTTGGTCTTGGCTTCAGACAACTCAGCGGCCTGATCTTCGATCTTGCGCCGAGCCGCGGTCAGAGCCTCAGCCTGCTCTCCGACGGTTAGCTTGAGCGCTTCCAAAGACGCCTTCAGCTCTTCCAATTCTTTCATATCAACCTCTTCCGCCAGGGTGGGCGATGCAAAAAGTGCTATACGCTCAGGATTATGGCAGGACGCGGCAAGGCTTTCAAACTGACTTGCAAGCAAGCGTTTACGGTCTGCCAGGATCTTGGCTCCGGTAGAGGCTCCGCGGCTCACCAAGGAGAGTTCCAGGAAGCTCTTCAGCCCTGACAGCTTCAGGTGGTGGCCCCCCATACCCAGGACGTGACCATTGGCGCAGGTTCGGTCCCAGAGGGCGTCTTCGTCCTGCATGAAGTCGAAGTTGCAGGCGGAGCAAAGCAGCTTCTCCGACATGAAGCCAACGGAGACTTCTTCGATGGTTCCATTGTCCACCTTGTCCGCCAGGGCTTGCCCCTCATCATCCGAGATATCAATGTAAAACAGGGTGTGGAGCTGGTGGATGTTCTCCTGGTCCATCCCAACCTTCCCCTGGAACAGGCGCCCAGAGGGGAGGCTCCAGCGCTGCTCGTGCATCAGGTGGAGGGGGACGAACTTTCCGGAGTTCAGATGGTCAGCCATTGCCTGCATGGCATCCGGCTGGACAACCGCTCCATCATACAGGCCGTAGCGTTGGTTGATCGGGCGGCCGGTCACGGCGGCAGCCTCGAAGACCGCGACCTTGTCAAAGTTGATCTCGGAGCCCACGGAGGCCGTGATCATGGCCTTGATGTCGTCGGTTAAGGGGATACGCTTCGGCATGTCAGCCTCCAGTTATTACGCAAATCATACAGGGCACCTCTTGCCAGTTCAAGCCGAGGGCTACTTGGTCTTGGACACCTTGTTGTCCTTTGGAGCCTGCCCGTTGCCGGAGGAGACGCTGCGTCCCAGGGCATCGCTGTTCGGACTTATGGTGTCGGCGCCGGTGCCACTGCCGGCCTCCTGCTTCTCCATGAAGCCGGTGCCGCTCAGGATCGGAGCGGAGTCAGGGCGGATGCGACCGTACATCTCCAGGTGGTACTCGTCGTCGTCGATGATGCCCAGGGACAGGTCCTTCTTGAGCCGGTCGGACTTAAGGACACGCTGGGGTTCCAACTCCAGGTCGGGGCGGAGTTCGACGGGGCGGAACTTGACCTCAACGTAGGATTGGCTTCCGGAAAGCCGGAGCACCAGGGTCAGGATCCTGGAGAGGATGTCAGCGACGGGCTCGTTGAGCTCCTGGGCGGTCATCGAGAAGATCCGTGCCTCGACCGAGGCGGTGTTTACCCCGGCCTCACCACGACCGAGGATGGTGCTCACGGCACGGAGACCGGCCTGGTTCTGGGCGTTCAGCGTCTTGATGATGGGCTCGATGTTCAAGGTCATGCCGGCCTTGGCCTCGTTCATCATCGCCGGTTCGATAGAGTCGGTATGCACGAAAGCCTGGTCTGGGCGCAGGCTGGCCACGGCGTTGCTGATCTGGGCCAACTGTTGGTCAACATAGCTGCGGAGCTGCACAGGGTCGGCCTTGACGATCGGAGGAGCATGCTTGGTAAGGATTTCCTCCATCACCTTGATCTGCATCCGGGGGTACCCGGTCACCTGCATGATCCGGTAGAGATCGTTGATGACCTGCTGCCGCGCGGCGATGGTGTTGATCGCCGACACGAAGGGGCTGGCCGGATACAGGCTGGTTGGATCCTGCCGGAAATAGGAGACGAAGAACGTCGGGGTGTTCAGGTCGATATCGTCGACACCGGAGATCTTCTGGATCGGGGTCCGGACGCCGTTCTGCTTCTCATACCACTCCAGGGTGGAGGGGTCGATCTGCCGGACCTCATTGAAGATGCCTTCCTTGGTGATGACAGCCTCGGCGGCGATCATCCCCCGGAGGAGGATCATATACCGCATCGATTCCGCCAGTGACTTGAGGCTGAGTCGATGCTCGAAGCCCTTGCTGTAGTCGTAGCGGGTAGTCAGGGACAGCAGGATCTGGTTCAGCGTCTGCATGCCAGGCCTGTCGATGGCACCGTTGACGTCCTTGACTAGGGCAACCAGGTCGGTGTTTGCGGTCGTCAGGAAGGCGTTCGTCGCCGCCGAGGCGTCCGGGTCCTGAACCATCAGGAGTTTGATCAGGTCACGGGCGTCCGAAGCCTGTCGGGTATCGAACAGGTCGGAAAGGTGATCCCGGTACTGGGGAACAGTCAGGGCGTTCTGAGGAGAGGCGGCATTGAAGGTGGGGGTCAAAGCCTTGGCAGTCGCAGCCCGTTTGGGGACGATAACCTGGAGGGCCTTCTGGGCGAGGCCGCCGGCGGCGAAACGAGAGGGATCGAGGAGAGCCATTGATGTGTCGTCCAGAAGAAATAGCCATGCAATGGCCGTCATGATACCAGCAGAGGGGCGGGAAGGGGAGGCAGCGTTGAGTTGCCTACTTTTGAAGCAGAGATGCCAGGGTTTCTAGTACAAGTTGAGGGTATAAACCCTTATATAAAAAAATTAAAAAAATGAGTACAACTTTAATTTTGCTTAACCCCAAAAATTGACCTTCTTTGTACTAGGAAAACCTATGCTTCTGAGTAAAAAATGACCATGAGTCCCTTTTCCAACCTGCCCTTTGAGAAAACCATGGTTTATCTTGTATAAGAAACCCCGTATACTTATTGCGAATCCCCTTAGTTAATGAATCCACTGATGAACTACTTTGGTGACACCCTGAGAGCTTCCCTGATCAGGAATTGCCTGGCCCTGTCCGAGCAGCCTGCCGCTATTCTGGTCAAGGACGTTGGTCCTTTTCTGCCCCCTCCTGGCACATCTTTGGAGTTCTCAAGGTTCCATTGTGGCCGACATCGTGCCCTGGGTACCCCACTTAACCTCTCACTTGAGGAGTGTGTCTGGTACCTCACAAATCCTGAGGGCAGCAAACCTGAAGGCTTCGTGTGGTCGGAATATGACTATTCCTTGAGGGAGCTTCTGATCAACCCTCGCATTCTTCGTGTGAACCCCCTCAGGAAGGTTATCGAGGCCAGCGTGGATCCCTTGTATAATGACTGGGTTATTGACCTGAATACGAAGGCGTCCTCCATGGCTGAAACCCTTACACCGCAAGCCCTGAGAGCTTTGCAGAAGAGATTTGTATTCGTATACAAGAATACAACTTTGGTTGATATGGTCCTTCGGGAGGTCTATACACTAGAGGATCCTCCACCCCTTGACACCACGTTCGGTCTGACTTTTGAGGAGGTTCTTGGTGTTCTGGAATCCTCTGAAACCCGCCCTGGCCGGCCCCGCGTCAACCCTATTTCCCTGGTGAAGTGATATGTCAAACCCCAAGATCATCGACAGGTACCGGTTTATCCCCCGTGGTAATGGGGGTCCAGTGGTAGTGGATACCGTCAAGGATATCCTGTACCGGGTTAGTGACCCTCTCCCTGACGAACTGAAAATGTTCGGGAACTGGTTCAGCCTGATTGGAAAACTCGTGCTGGCGAAATCCTCCTCCAAGCCTCCTCCCCCTCCACCTCCTCCTCCGAAGGCCAACACCCCTTTGC